TGGATGCAGGGCGGCATCGTGCCGGGCGCGATCTACCGCAACCGCATCGCCCAGATCACCGGGCTGGAAAGCCTGCGCGACCGGGAGCCGTGGAAATGAACCGGGCCGAGATATTGGACACCGCCAAGGAATACGTCACCAAGGATCGCGCCAGCACGCACGGTGACGCCGAGGCCAACTTCGGTCTCATCGCTGCCTACTGGTCGGCCCACCTTGGGCGCAACATCAAACCGCACGACGTCGCCGTCATGATGACGCTGTTGAAGCTGGCACGCGCCAAGTCGAACCCAGCCAACGCTGACAACTGGGTCGACGGCTGCGGCTATCTGGCTTGCGGCGGTGAGATTGCGGTGAGGGAAGGGTGAGGCCAGACAGGACTGAAGCAGAATGGCATTGCCTGCGTGTTGCGGCACGCGGGCAAGAGCCAACGCACGCAGAAAAGGTGGCGACAATATTTAGTGTTCAAGAACTTAAAGGTTACATGCTGCAACTGCGAAAAGAACTTCGGTTAGATGCCGATTCTAGGGCGGCCATTGATGGCAGGCTTTCAGAACTGGAAGTTTTTTATGGGCGAAAATTACGATAAGTCATTGGCCGCCAGCCAAACTTCAAACGCTTGCCACGCTGCATCACAGCCCAGCGCAACGCAGGCAAACGCGCCAGTCTTGGCCGATGCCGCGAGATACTCTTTCTGACCGTCTTGCCATTTTCCCAGCGTCGGATCACGGCGCTTCAATTCACACACAAAGGTTACCCGCGCCGGGATGATGATGTCCGAGGCTCCCGGCGTCATGCCTTCAGCCTTGTGCTTTGATACTGCACCAAACTGGCCGCCGGTCCGCAGGCCCTCATTGCGCGGATGCAACGCCAACCGTCCCCATGTTTCCGGATGCAGGCGCCGCAACCGACCGAAGAACGTGATCTGTTCTTGCTCCTCTGTCGGGCATTTGCCACGGAACTCCAGATCACCAAATGTCAGCACGCCATCCTTAGCGATGTCCTGAAAATCATTGAGCCGCATGTTGTTCTGCCTCGCTAAATGGATCCCACTCAATTTCCGCAACGCTTGGCATTTCCGGCTCTAAGTCCTCTGGGCGGTTATAAGCGCAGACATCAAAGAACCCGCTCTCAACGTCTTTGCGATACGTCACGGTCCTTGGCGCAACCGTCCCGCATTGCGTAGCAGCCTCAAAGGCGTTCCATTGGGACTGCCCCCGAGTATGCTTAGCCTCTGGCATCACCCAAGTCGTGAATTGCCTGTAAGGCGTAACCCATTCAACGCGCAGGGTCTTGTTGCCGCTGCGGCTGATGTTGGGTGATGCCGACATGCTGACAACGCGGTCAGTCTGCCAGCGCGTAGGGTCACGCTTCAACGCCTTGAAGGCTGCAACCAGCTTCTCATTGGGGTCAACGATCTCGCCCTTGCAGGACTTGCAGTATCGAGCAGCGATGTCGTTATCCCCACCGCAATGCGGGCACTCTTTGAATGTCCACCGATAGCCGCAGCGCTGATACTCGCCACGCCGCCCAACCCGCTCTAGACCCATGCAGCGCCGCCCATAATGCACTGGGATCGGCCCGAAGTCCGACATCACCTGTTGACCGTCAAGATCAAGTGCATAACCCGCCTCGTCGTGCTGGTAATCCAAATACTGCGGATTGGCTGTGAACGTGTTCTCATATGAGCAAGAGGGGCAGAGGCAAGTTATGCCACCGCCCACCCCGCCAGCCTTACCAGCCTTAACCACCGGCGCGAACAGATCGCCATCCGGGCAATGGTCCTCAAGGTTGGTCGTATAGTCCAGCACAAGGCAGTCCGTCTTGCCCTCATGCAAGCGCAGCCCGCGCCCGATAATCTGCTGCAGGAGACCTATGCTTTCGGTCTTGCGAAGGATGGCAATCAGATCGACGTGGCTGGCGTCGAAGCCAGTGGTCAGCACTGAGACATTGACCAGATATTTGATCTGCTGCGCCTTAAATCGCTTTAGGATGCTGTCGCGCTGGGCCTTCGGTGTTTCCCCGGTAACGATCTGTGAAAGCTCTGGCGGCAGGCTGGCCATGATTTCGTGCGCGTGCTTCACCGTGGCAGCGAAGAACATAACGCCTTTGCGGTTGGCCGCCTGAGCCACAACATCGCCCACAATCGCCGCCGTTTTTCGACCGTGGCCGTGATAGGCCCTGTCCACTGCATCAGCATCAAACTGGCCACGGCTGTTTAGCGCAAGCCCGCTTGTATCGTAGCCGCTGGCGTTGATGGCACCGATCACCGGCGGCGTTAGATATCCCATGCCGATCAGCGCGCGTGCATCTATTTTATAGACGCACTTTGCAAAGTATGGATCGCGCGCCGTGTCCTCGCCGTTCACGCGCCCGTTGTCCTGCTCGCGGAAAATCCAACCAGACCCAAGGCGGTAAGGCGTGGCCGTCAGCCCGCAGACGCGCAGGTTTGGGTTGCCTTCGCGCATCGCTGCGATGATCTCACGCACCGTCGGCGTGATGCCGTGCGCCTCGTCGATGATGACCAAAGCATAACCGTTGGGCCCCTGCATTTGAAAGCGGCTGATCTTGTTCTTGACGGTCAGCGGAGAGCCAAACACCACAGGGTGCCGCAATTCCTTCATGCCTGCGGTGGCTGAGAAGGTGCTGGCCCGGTTTCCAGTAGCCAGAAACTTTTCGCGGTTCTGCATCACCAGCTCAGCACTGGGCGCAAGGCATAGCACGCGCTTTCCCGTCATACCGTGGATCACGCGGGCGATCTCGGCGATGATGTGTGACTTTCCCGCGCCCGTAGCCGCATCAATGACGAACGGTGCCGCGCTGCGCTTCATCCACTCCAGCGCCGCATCTGCGGCATCCTGCTGATACGGGCGCAGTGTCATTTGACCACCCAATAACTGGTCGGCTTGCCGCGATATGGCTCTAGGTCTGCATTTGGAATTAAGGCCTTCACGACCTTGGCATATGAGACAGCGCCAGCTTTTTCGATCTTGGTCAGCTTGCGCCCAGCAAAAATCACATTCTTTTTGTCAGCGATCCGCACCATGTCGGCCAGTAATTCTTTCTTGCGTTCCTCTGCCCGGTCTATGGCTTCGCAGATTTGGTCGTACTCAGTTGCGATCCGGTGCGCCTCTGGCGTGTCGATGATGGGGCGCTTTGGCTCCAAGTGGATCGCAGGTTCTTCCCGTTCAGCCAAATATTCCGCGTAAAACTGGCGCAGCTTTGGCAAGTTTTCGTCAGCCCAAGCATAATCCCTCATAACCTTTTCCATCGCGGTGCCGCGCGGCGACCATTGATAGAAATGCCACCACGACCGATCCGTGACCCACATAGAAAACTGGATTTGATCATAATAGTGCGGCTGATCTGCCAGCGACTTAAACGCCGGTGCTTCATCTTTCCGCATGCCAAACGGGCATTTGATTTCCAGACCACCACCGTCGCCAATCAGCCCATCTGGACTGCATCCGGCCCAGTCCTCGCAAGCGATAAACCCGACAGCCTCAACGGCGTTTCCCGTTTCCATCATGTATTCAGTAAGCGCCCCAACCTCATTACGCGTGCCGTATTCGGTGGCGATGTTGCCTTCGAACTCTGGCTCTGCCCCGACCCATTCCCGCACCATGCGGCGCATCACGTCGTCGCGCGTGGCATATGGCGCATTGCCCAAGATCGCCCCCACAGACGATGCTGTGATACGGCCTCTACGTGCTGCGTGCCATTCTTCTGTCCGCTGTTCCAATTTTGGCTCCTGTGTGTTTTGATGGTGTTGCCAGCGCCGCGCCTCTGAATGCTCAGGGTAATCGGCCACTCCCACCTTCGTGGCGCTGGCAACTTTGTCCCGGCTTAGATCAACCAGACCGGAGCAAACGGAATTTCATCGTCAACCAGTCCGGGCTTGGCATAACCTCCACCTCGCTGAGTGCCGAAGTCATCACGCGATCCAGTTGCTGCAGGAGCACTATTGGTCGGCAGTGGCTTGGCCTCGGCAACGTGAATGTCCTTCGACGCTTTGGATGCCACCGCTGACACCCAGTTGCCATGCATCATCCCGCCGTTTCGCGTGTCCGGCATTGACCAGATCATCATAGTAGCGACCATCGGCTTGTTGGTCAGGTGCAGCAGATCATCGTTGGTCGGGCGGCCCGGCTTTGCAGTCAGCTTACCGCCTGCGTTGGCGTCAATGGCTGCCAGCATCTTGCGGGCTTTATCGCGCTTTTTCAGGCCGGACGCCTCGTCCTTTGAGCTTGGGTCCATGTCCATGACCCACAGCTTGTGGAACACCTTGCGGTTCTTGTATTCCTCGGGCGCAAGAACAGTCCAGCGTGCCGAGATGAACTCCTCGCCAGTGGGCTTCATCTCCCACTTGCATTCGTCAATCATGGCCAGCACCGACGATCCCGCCGGGATCGGATCCATGTTGCCCGAAGGCACCTCATATTCAGTGCCAGTATTTGCGGCTGTTTCGCCGTCGCTCAAATCCCAAAAGCCCATCATTCGGCTCCTTCTTCAGTGTTAAGTTTTACTCCGCCAAGCGACGGGATGACTTTGGCCAGCGGGTTTTCCCCGAGGTGATAATCCAAAGGCTCGGTGATGCCGTAGCGGTTCTTGGACACGTTGGCCGCCGTGGCATGGCAGACCATTTCCAGATCGCCCGTGCTGATGGCCTTCTTGCGGTCGCCGTCCTCGCCCTTGGTGTAGGTCACAAGCCGCAGGAACCCGACAACATCAACGTCGTCGGTGTAGGGCGGCTGCGACTTCGGCGGAAGGCGCAGGGTCCAGCGCATGTAGTCGTCAACGTCGGGCAGCTTCAGCGTTTCCACATCAGCGTGCGCCACGAAGACAACGTGCATCCCGCGCTTTTCGTTTGCCAGCCCAGCGCCTTTGCGGACGCGCTGGTGCATTGCAGACACCGCAGCCGTGCCAGCGCCGTAACCGCCGAGGGCTTGGTTGATGCTCTTGGCCTTCGGGTCTTGCGCCAGAACATCGGCCACAAACAGCCGCTCCAGCGCCGTCACGCTGTCGATCACCAGAGTCTGGTAATCGTGCGGCTCGTGGATCACGGCAGTGATTTGCTCCCAAAGCTGCGCGGCGTTTTGCAGAAGCGGAAACGCATCTGGGCGCTTGTCTGCTGGGATAGCTTGCATCCCATCTTCTGCGCGGATGAAGATCGGCTTGGGGAATGCCGCTGCGAGGCTTGTCTTGCCCCGCCCAGCATCGCCGCAAACTGTCACGATGACAGGCCGGTCAACCGGCTTGCGTGCTAACTCCATGATTGACATGGATCGTTCCTTTCATGTTTGGCACCTTGTGCCGTGCGTGGCGGGTCACGCTCCAAATCCCGCATATTGACAATGCACGCTGCATCATGGCATGTCAATAGGGCATGATGCACAAACAAGGGGAGATCAAATTGCTGACACTCGACCATATAAAGCGCTTACTTTCTGATCGACGGCTAGATGTTGTGTCACGCGCCACGGGCGTTCACCGCAACACCTTGGCTGCCATTCGAGACGGTAAGAACACCAACCCGACGCTCAAAACGATTGAGGCTTTGTCGGATTATCTTTCGCCACGTGACGCATGACCCACGATCCTGACTTTCCCGCGCCTGTTCGGCCTGCACGTCCAG